CCATCGATGTCCCGCTCTGGTAGAGCGCCTTGCCTTCCGGCGTCAACCAATCCGGATGTCGGGCAAGCATGGCTGGCAACAGCGTCGCATGCATGTCGACTGTGGCAGGAGCCCAGTTGCCTTGGAGGTTCTGCGAGAAACTCGGCGGCTTGGGATTCTCGTGCGGATCAAAGCCGCCCTCGTTCATTACCCGATTGACGTTCATTTGCCACAGCGCCAAGCCTCCGTAGGGAGCAGAAACCGGCTGCCCTCCGCCATACGCAATTCGAGGCTTATCGCCGCGCTCCGGCACTGGCAATCGGTTCTGATTAAGCCAGTAGTAATAGCTGGCAGTGCGGATATTCTCCGGCACCTTTTGCTGCGGCGATGCGGCGGCGACCATGTCCATGAAATTGCGGAATGAGGCTGCGCCTTGCTCTGGCCCCAGTTCCTGAATGAAGGCGTCACGCAAGGGCGCGGTTTGATACCAAGCCGCACCAGACATCGCGAGGCCGCGCCGGATAAGCGCCAGATGCTGCGCCCGCACCTCTGGATTGCTGGTGATGTCGAGAGTGCGTTGCGGGACGCCACGCGGCGGATTGTAACGCGATAGATCAATCTGCGACACATTCGGCACTTGAGCAGCGCCCTCGCGACTGAATAAGGTCAAGTTAGGGTCGAACGCGGTCGTCCTTCCTCCGGTTCTGTCCCAAGCTCTCGTGATCGGATTCCATACGATCTCTGGCTGTCCTGCTCTGGCCCAGCCGGTGACGTCTTTTGTCGAGGCGGGGAGAAGCGCTGGCGGCCGGTTGTGCGCTCTCTCAGCCGCGCTTGCCATCGGTTCATCCGTGAGCGGCGTCGTCCCGGGCCCTTCCGGCTCATACGTGGTCGTTTCGGTAGGGCGCGACGGCGCAGCGCGGCGCACGCGGCGCGCGCCTCCGGCGGTCAACGCATCTTCCGGCGCTTCGGCCACCATGCCCGGCAGCATGGTGACATCGCGCGCGACGTTGAGCACATGCTCTTGCGTAGCCGGATCACTCACTGTCCCGCGACCATAGATGGGATCGACCATGCCCTGAATGTCACGCATCAGGCCAAGCCCGGCGCTACGCGCATAGTCCGCCACCATGCCCGGCATTCCCACAACCGACTTCGCAAAACCAAGCCCCATGCGCGCGGTTGGCGACATCGCGTCCCACCCGGGGCTATGGAGCGGAGAAGGCGGATAGGCCTGTTCCGGGGGAATGTCGGCTTCCGGGCTGATATCGCCGATGGCGCGGAAATGACCGAGTTCGTTCGGGGTGGCCGGAGCGCCACCATCCTGATATCCGACCCGTCCGCCATAAGCGTAGGCCGGCAGGCCTTGCAGAATGCGCTCGCGCATCAGCGGCGTGATCTCAAGCGCCGGGAAGGTCCGTCCCGGCGTCTGGCGAGCCCGCAGATATTGTTGTTGCACCGATGTGTGGGAGTTCATCCCAGCGAACATGTCCGCCATTTCTGGCGTATCGAACTCATGCAACGAGAACGGCTCATTCGTTCTGAGATCGTGGACGTACCATCGACCGCCGCCGCTGTTCACAGTCCCCATCTTCGCGTTCGGGTCCAGCTTTTTGGCCAGCTTGGAAAGCTGAGTAGGAACGATGTTGTCGTAATAGCCTGTGAGACCAGCTTCACGGCCGGGCCAGCGCCGCGATTGCAACTCTCCATGGGTCCAACTGAGGTGCGTGTAGTCGCCGCGCGCCGCCTCAATCAGGGCGCGCTTCAGCCCGAGGTCCGTCCAGCCCTGTGTCGTGCCAATATAAGGGGCGGCGTCTGGCACCGCTGTGACTTCCGTCGATTCCCACCCCCGAGGGGCGTTCGGATCGACCTTTTGCGCCTTCCTGACAGCCTGTCCCCAATCGCTCTGCAATTCCTCCATGTGAAGAAGCTTCTCGCCCTGACTCCCGGTGCGGTCGTTTAACCTGAGATGGGCGACAACGTTCGGCTGATCCCAGTGCGAAGATTGGAAATCAGGGTCCCTATAGCCCTGAAGGGTACGGGGCCATTCGGCCATTACATTCTGCTGCTGCCCTTCGGTGAGGTCTTCCCATCGCCCCCGGCCGCCCATCCTTTCCCAATACTCGGCCGGGCCTATCGGCATGGTGCCGCCCTCTCCCGGGGGCAGATGCATCACGATTTCCCGATAATTTTTGTCCCCGCCGGGCTCTACGTATTTTTCGTACTTCGGAAGCTCCAACAACTGCGCCCTGTTTGCCCGGTCGACCGCATCGGTATATTCAGTCCATGCTCGCAACTCTCTTGCATCCTGTACTCCGCGTTGACGCTCAATATTCCAGCGCCTTTCTGCATTGACGGAGGCATCATTCAACGCCCTCATATCGGGCCGCTGGAACATCGTCTCCTGCAATGGCGGCTGGCCCCGCTGGAACATATCGACGACGGCTTGCCGCTCGATTTTGGGCTGCCCGAACCCCGCATGCTCAAAGAGCGGACCATAAGACGTGGGAATATCGCCCACGCCGCTCCGCTGCATTTCTTCCGGCTTAACGCCAGCCTTTCGCAGAGCGGAGACCACTTGCTGAACGGTTCCCTTGGCCTGCGGCAAATTGGCGGCGACATCGGCGCCGTGCGAGTAGAAGCCGAGCGGCGAGAGCACCCGCGCGATCCCGCGCTCTGGCGCCGCTCCGGGGATCGGGAGTGCTCCAGCTATGCCAAAGACCGTGCCCGGGAAGTCACCCTGTCGCGCAGAACTCCATGCGCTCTCCGCCGAGCCGGGCGGGGTGAATCCATAGCCAAACTGGGCCAGATTGCCGAGGCCTTGCGCATGCTCCGGCGTTGCCCCCAGCGATTGCCCCCAGCCATAGACCTTTTCACCCAGCCATCGGCCGGCCTCCGGCTCTCCTTGCGTAAGACTTGGCGCATGCTCTGAGAGATAGCGTGGACTAACCGGCTGTCCGGGCTCCGGCGTCGCCCATACATGGCCAGAAAAGCCTTGTTGAGGTGGCGCCGGGTTTTCGCCAGCGCCCACAAACGGATCGTGATCGACCGCTTGGACATCATAGTTGTCGGGCGACTCGGCAAACGGATTGCCTTCGACAGGACTAACCTCGAAATTGTCGGGCGAGCCGAGGTCCGTGACGCCGCCACCGCTTTGGAAGCCAAACCAAGGTTCACGCCCCGATGTTGGCGGCATTCTCTGTCGCGCCAATATGCTTGGATCGGGCGCTGCATCCGGGTCTGCCAGCGGAGTCGTTGGCAATGGGTCCGGCATGTTTGTGCTCGTCCACGCTTGCTGCTCCGGCGTCAGTGGATGTTGATCCAGATAGATGTACCTCAAATTATTGTATTGTTGGGGGGCTGTAAATTGCGGATTATCTTCAAATACATCTCTTTCAACCCATGACAGAGGCTGCGCTTCTTCAACATTCGATGTTGGAAAGTTTGGAAGGTCTCGCCACTTCATAGTTTGCCGTCTTCAATGGGCACGGCGCGAAATCCGGTAGTACTGCCCGGTTCGCGGATGCTGCACGTAGTGGTGGCCATCCGGCGCGAGCCGCGCGAGACCGAAAGGCGTCTTCATCTCGCTCATCACAGAGCCGCCGCGCGCTCGCGCCGTTCGAGCGGCAGGCTTTGGCTTCGCTTCAACCTCGCGAAGCTTGGCGCGATGATCGGCAGCGCCCATTCGCGACTCATGGCGCATCTCTTGCGCACCAAGCGCCGACTCATGCTCTCTTTCCTGCGCGCCCATGCGTTCTTCGTGTACTTGTCCGCGCGCATCCATCTCGGCTTCATGTTGCTGACCACGAGCTGCGCGCTGATCCTCGTGCATCTCGCTGCGCTCGCCCATCATTTGCTCATGCTGGCGATCTTGCTGACCCATCGCGGCGTCGAATTGCATCTGCTGCGCGCCTAACGCGCGCTCATGTTGCTGCTCCATCATGCCTTGATGGAGTTCGTGTTGCTGATCGGCCTGATGAAGCTGCGCCTCGTGCGCCCAACCACCGCGTTCGAGATTCATTTCGTGTTGCTGCTCACGCATCTGCTTCACCGCGTCGGCCTGACGGTCGAGTTGGTTCTGCTGTCCTTCGAAACTGCGCTGTCGATGCGCTTCGAACGGCTTCTGCGCTTCATTGCGCGCTTGAATCTCGGCGGTGTGCGTCGCGAGTTGCTGCTTCTGCACCGCCATGCGCGAAGTTGCTACTTTGGCTTGCGCTTCCATCTGCTTTTGCTGCGCGTCAAACGGCGCATTGCGCGCGTCAAGCTGCAACTGGCCAGCCTTTGTTTGCGCATCCATCATGTCGGCTTGCGCGCCAATCATCGCGGCCTGCGCTTTCGGATCAGGCGGCGGAGGCTGCGGATTCGGATTCAAGAACTGATCCGGATTCGCAAAGCCGATGCCGCGAATGCACATGCGGCGAATCGTTAGCGTGTTAAATGCCGGCGGCTCGTCCTTCGCCATCTGATAAAGAGCGGCGTTGCGCAGCATGCGTTGCAAATGCGAGGCTGTGTTCGGGTCCGCCTTGGTGACGATGGTGTTCTCGTTGATCGCCTGAAGGAACAATTGCTCGTCCCAGTTCATCGGCGACGGCATCATCGGATTCGGCTTCTTCTTCGGCTTGAGTTTTTGCGAAGCGCGAATGAAAGACTCCGGGTCTTCGCGGAAGCGCTCGACCAGCAATTGCAACTCATCGCTCTGCGCTGCGCACAATCGCTTGTGGGTCGCTAGCAACGGCTTTATCGCTTGCTCGATCAGAGCGAGCGTGGTGCCAACCGGAGCGTCTTGCCGTCCTTCGCCAACCATGATCTCGGCCGTTCCGCCGAGGCTCTTGCCTTCCTGATTGAGCGCCTGCACAAAGCTCGTCCAAACTGCGTCCGGACTCTTGTAGGGCAAAGGCATCGCGACTTGTTGGATCGGCAGTCCACCTGTCTCGATCTCAGCGGTGCCACCGGGAGGTATGCGAAAGATGTTGTTGTTCTGCCGCGCCGACCCTTTGGCGATTAACGCGCCCGGGAAGTTGGCGTACATCCCGGCATCGACCATCTCGCGATAGCAAGCAGTGATGCCATTCGTCATGTTGCCGAGAAGATGCGAAAGGCCAATGGCGTAGAAACCGAACCCCCGAATGAAAGGGAACATGACGAAGTATGTCTTGGGCAGACACATCTCATCGTCTTCGTCCCAGTTACGCCTCAACTCTAGCACTTGCCGGGATTCCCGATGAATCGCTACCTTATATGGGACAGCAAGCCCGTCCGGGGCTCCATCCGTTTCGTGCTCGAAACCCGGGATATCCAGTTCGCAATAGCATTCC